AAGACAACACGGTCTGTATAATTCTGCATTATTAACGGTAGCACCTACAGGTTCTTTATCAACTATGCTAGGTATATCAGGAGGAATTGAACCTATATTTGCCAAGTCTTATGAAAGAAGAACTATAAGTTTACACGAAGAGGAAACTACTTACAAAGTTTATACTCCTATAATACAAAAGTTAATGGATAAATTAGGTATAACTAATGAAGAAGATTTACCAGACTATATAGTAACAGCTCACGACTTAGACCCATATGAAAGGGTTAAATTACAAGCTACTATGCAAAAGCATATAGATGCGAGTATATCTTCAACTATAAACTTGAACGAAAATGCTACTAAAGAAGATGTATTTAATATCTATATTGAAGCTTGGAAAGAAGGTTGCAAAGGTATAACTATTTTTAGAAATAATTGTAAAAGAACAGCTATACTAACTACTGAGCCTTCTAAGGAAGAGAAGGTCGCAGAAGTGGAAGCAGTTCCTTCAGATATTATTCCTAGAGGTTATATCTTACCAACTAATGATAATGTGATAGGCTTAAAGAAAAAACTTTCAGGAGGTTGTGGTTCTTTACACTTACAAGTTTATTTCGATGTAGAGGCAGGTAAGATGACTGAAGTATTTATTAATAAAGGTGGTGGAGGTGGATGTAATTCCAACTTAAATGCTTTATCTAGAATGATTTCTTTAGCACTAAGGGGTGGTATAGATATTCACGATATAGCAGACCAACTTGATTCTACAATAAATTGTCCTTCATTCGCTAGTGCTAGAGCTAAAGGTATTCAATTGTCTAAAGGTTCTTCATGTGCTAACTCTGTAGGAAAAGCCTTAGTGGACTTAAATAAAGAATTCCAAAAGATGTTTGCTTTAATGCAAGAAGATGTTGACGAAGTAGAGGAAGTAGTTCCTCATAATATTGATGCTTATGCCGAATATAAAGCCTTTATTAAAAAGCATGGTGAGATAGAGTTTATGAAAGCATATCATCTATGTCCTCAATGTTTTTCTCCTATAGAGGCATCAGGTGGTTGCATGAGTTGTCCTCAGTGCAGTTACTCTAAATGTGAATAATTTACATTAAGGGAGTTATACAACTCCCTTTTATATCGTTTATATTAATGAAGTGAGGTGATAAGGTAAAATGAATTTTGAAAGACTTGATGAAGCTAAAGAAACTAAAAAAGGTATTTTAGCATCATACAAAGCAACTTTTATGGAGTTTAATAAGGTTAATGAAAATAATAGAATTTATTCTAGCGATATAGCTAAAAATAGAATATTAACTAATGAAACTAAACAGGCCATAAAAGAAAATAAATTACTAGGTGAAATAAATCATCCAAAAGAGCGATTCGATGTTGATTATGAAAAAGTTTGCATAAATACTACTTCGCTATACTATGATGAAGCAACTGATTCTTTAAAAGGGACTTTCGATATTCTAGATACTCCTATGGGTAGAATATTAAATACTTTAGTTGAGTATGGAACTCATATTTCCTTATCGGCAAGAGCTATGGGTAAAACTAAAACAGGAAAAGGTGGAGTTAATGAAGTTATGGAAGATAGTTATATGTTTAAAACTTTCGACGCCGTAACAACTCCAGGATTCTCTATAGCTACAATAGACCCTTCTAAAGACTCTATTAATGAATCTTTATGCGATTTATACGAGTCTTTTACTGAAGATGAAAAGGCACAGGTATCGCCTTTATTAGAGTCTATTGGTATGCCAAAGGATTTTCTATATTCAAGCACAAGTCCTCAAGCTAATGAGGATAATGCTAATATAGATAGTGAACCAGTATCTGAAGATAAGTCAGATATGCAAAACTTAATAGCCGAATATGAAGCTATAATAGATATATTAAAAAGTCAACTTAACGATAAGGATGCGAATATATCTGCTATGAAGGAAGAATATTCTGCTATAATTGACGTTTTACAAACTTCTAAAGAAAAAGAAGTTGATAAATTAAATACATCTATCGATGAATATAAACATGCAATAGAAACTTATTCGTTATCTTTAAAAATGTCTAATGAAAAGATAACTTCTTTAACTTCTGAATTAAGCGAGTCTAGAAATAAAATAGATAAATTAGAATCTGAATTAAAAGTAGTTTACGAATCTTTTAATAACCGTTTAAATGAATTAACTACTGTTAATGAATCAATGTTAGGTGACGTTGAATTCTTCTCGTCTGAAGTAGTTAAGTCAAATGAAGATTATAACTCGCTATTAGAAGAATATAAGGTACTTGAGGCAAAATATACTAAAGCCTTAGAAGATTTGAAAAAAGATGAATTCAAACTTCAGTCAAATCTTATATCTGAAGGCGAGGCTAATCTAACACTTATAAATGTTATAACTGAATCAAAAGAGGTTGATAAACCAATTGATTCACTTACTTTAAATCTTTTAAATAAAATAAACAATAAAAATTAGGAGGCTAAAATTATTATGAATAACAACTTAAATTCTATGGATTTATATAGAAGCAATTTTGTTCAACAATTAGTTGAAGCTTATGACCCATTTATACAAGCAGTGGCTAACCACAAGCCAAATATGAAGCCAGAAGAGGCATCTAAATTAGCAGTATTATTACACAATACTCAAACAGCTTTACAACATATGAACGAGGCTACTCAACCTATAGACGTTCAAAACTTTAAGAAACAAGCATTAGCATTAGTTTCAGCAGTAATACCTAACTTAATAGCAGAAGAGTTAGTTACAGTTCAACCACTTCAATTAAAAGTTGGTCAAATATTCTTCTTAAAATATATGTATGGAAGCGATAAAGGACAAGTAAGAAAAGGTCAAGTTGCTTTCGATAGATATGGTAGACCAGAAAATGTTATAAACTATTCTAGTGAAATAGTTGAAGGTGAAGAATTTGCTACGGGTAACGGTGCAGATGTTCACTTCGAAGGAAACTTAGCATATATAAGAGTTAGACATATAGATGCTATCAATGGAATAGCAGTTAAATGTGACGAAGCAGGTAACATCGAAGGTGTAGGTGTTAGAGGTCATGTTGATTTAGAAACAGGTAGAATGGAATTAGATTTCGACGTTGCTATAGAAGATGGAGCAGTAGTTGAAATAGATTATCAATACGATTTAGAATCAGTATTACCAAATACTATACCAGAAGTTCAATTACACTTAAGTGAAACTACTCTTAAAGCTAGACCTAGAAAACTAAAAACTTTATACAGCTTTGATGCAGGTCAAGATTTAATGAGACAACAAGGTGTAGATATAGACGAAAGTTTATTAGAAGCAGCAGTTAACTCTATAAGAGCAGAAATAGATGCAGAAATAATAAATGACCTTTGGGTTCAAGCAGGATTAACTTCTACTTGGAATAATGTTTGGGATAAATCTTCAGGATTATCTAAACGTGAATATAATATGACTTTCATAGATGAAATAACAGCAGCAGGAAATGCTATGTTTGAAGTAACAAGAAGATGTCAACCTAACTTCTTAGTAGTAGGTAGATTAGGAGCTGACGCTTTAGATTCAATAGGTGCACCAAGATTCCAAGCAGTTCCAAATGTTGGAGGTACAGGAGCATTCTATGCAGGTATGTTAGATGGTAGAATAAGAGTTTATAAAAACCCTTACTTTAGAGCAGAACAATACTTATTAGGTTATAGAGGAGATACTTTAATAGATGCAGGTTATGTATATGCTCCATATTTACCAATAATGACTACTAACTTATTAATGATGGAAGACTTCGTTGGTAGAAGAGGTTATGCAACTTCTTATGCTAAGAAAATGTTACAACCACAATTATACATCAAAGGTACTATAATAACTGAGTAATTTTATAGAAGGAATAGGACGTTGTTCCTATTCCTTTTTGCATTATGGAGGTGATGTAGTGTATAAAGTTACTATACAAAATATTAATCAAATATATTTCTCTTTACAAGACCATAAAGGGAAAAGAATATCTTTAACTCAATATGAAATGTTAGTATTTAATGGTCTGTCTCAATCTGAGGCTAATTCTTATAAAAAATATATACCTTTAGGACTTTCAGTTATTATTCAAGAAGATAATTCGTTCATATGCACTGACTACAAGGTGGTTGAAACTGTTGAGGTTAAGCCAGAAATCGTTGAAGTCAACAAGTCCTTTAATTATTCTATTGAAGATTTAAAATTATTCAAAAGGGAAGATTTAAGAGCCTTATGTCTTGATGTTAATATAGATATAAAAAGAAAAACTAAAGCAGAATTGATTGAAGAGTTGGTGAACTTCTATGGACTATAGAGATGCCATCGAAAATGTTAAGTATTCTTTAGGATACCCAGCTATTAAGCTAGAGATAGATGACGATGTAATTGACTCTTTTTTCATGTTAGCTTTAACGAAAGCAGTTGATTATTCTAATCATACTCAAGCAGTTTCCAAGCCTATGCAAGAAGTTATATACATGCCCGAGGCACTTGCAGTAGTAAGAGTAAGTGATACTGATTCTATAGTAACCGAAATAGATGATACAGCTTTATTTAGTTACTACTATTCATCACGAGAATTTAACACTAACGGTTACAAGAATTTATTAATCACTCAAGCTCGTTCATCTTTTTTATATTCCAACGTGAATAAAGGTTTTAAATTTTATAATAACAAATTATATTTATATAACTACAATGGAAAAGTTACAGTAGAATATATTCCTAAGTCTATGCAGTTTCACGAGTTAGAATCAAACTTACAGTCTTGGGTTATTAAATATACTAAATGCCTATGCAAAGAAGCATTAGGTCGTATAAGAAGTAAATATAAATCAAACTCAGGACCATTTGAATTAGATGGTGATACTCTACTTAATGAATATAGTGAGGAGCGTACTCAATTAGAAGATGAGTTGTCTACTTCTCAAAATGGATTTTTCTTTGTAGATACTGATAATTAAAAGGAGGTACTCATTAATGAGTTTATTTAAAGACTTAAATCAAGCAAACAAAATAATGTTAGGCTTAAATGAATGCAAAGAAGAGCCTAAAGTTGAAGAAGTTAAGGAAGAAGAGGTGAAAGTAGAAGAGGAAGTAAAAGTAGATGAAGAAGTTAAAGTTGAAGAAAAAGAAGAAGCTAAGGAAGAAAAACTTGAAGAAGGTAAAAAAGGTAAGAAGTGTGAAAACGAAGAAGAGGAAGAAGAGGAAGAAATAGACGAAGACTTAAAAGAGTTCTTTGAAAACGGATTCGAATTACATGAAGGCTCATCTTTAAATTTATTCTTATGTGAAGATTGTGGTGCTATTCACGAATGTGAAGGTGAGTGTGAAGAATGTGGTGGTCACCTAGAAGAAGCAATGAAGTTAGTTGTTAAAGGTGGAAAAGTAGTTAAAAAGAAAATAAAAACTAAAAAACAAAAAATGTCTTCAAAACAAAAGGCAGCACTTAAAAAGGCTCAAAAGAAATCTCAATCAGCTGGAGCTAAGAAAGCAAGAGCTAAATCAATGAAAGTTAGAGCTAAAAAAGGATTAAACGAAGGTGAAAATAAAGAGTGTCCAGAATGTGGATATATTGGTACTATGGTTGAAATAGAAGATGGAGTTTTCGAATGTCCAGATTGCCATGCAGAATTAGAGGTAGCAGAAGAAGCAATACAAGAATCTGTTGATACTACTTTAGAAATGTATAAAAGAGCTTTAGATATACCAGAGTTTGTATTAAATGAAGGAAATGAATTCGTTAAATCTTATATAAAACATGTATTCGATATAGACTTAGATGAAGAATAGGATGTGTTTCCTATGGGAAATATAACTCCTAACAATAATGAATATAACTTATTATCAGGATTTATTGAAGAGGCTTTAGACTTATTAGGTCAAGAATGTTTAATCTACTTAATAAATGATTCTATTAAAGAAACACCATCCGATAGTATTCTTTATTACGATAAGCCTATAAAATCAAATATACTATTTGAGGACGATTTAAGAGATGTAAAAATGAAAGGTAAGCACTGGGATAAAGAAGTAGATATGGAGATTATAGCTTATATTGGCCTAGATGATTTATTTAATATTAAAAAACATTGCATAGTCGAAACTACACCTACTTTTTACAATGCACCTTCTAAATTTTTAATCACTGATATTTATGGTCAAGTTAATTCTACTTATGCGAGGGTTAAATTAGTACCTTATAGACAATCTTTAAGAACTGAACTTGATGTTAAGAAAGATGTAGAAACTAAATATGTTGAAAATGATATAGTATACAGAAAGAGCCATTTAAAAAGATGATTTATATACAACCTTTAGATTATAAATGGTTTCCTATTGATACGAATGATTTGGCTTTCGAGGAAGAATTAGCAAAAGATTTTGTAAAACAAGTCAAAGTCGCTATCGAAACTCAGAAATTCAATTTCACCCCTTTATCTCCCAAGTATTTAGCTTATAAGAGACAAAGGGGTTTATCATTAAATATTTGGGAAGCGACGTCACAACTAAAAAATTCTCTAGGTTACTTTATTGAAGGAGATACTATCACTATAGGGTGGGATAAGAATTTAGTCCATGATAACTCCAATTTAAAAGTCTATCAAATAGCAATACTTTTAGAATTTGGGACTGCGAAAATACCACCTAGACCTTTATTCAGGAATATGCTTAAAATTTACCAAGATAGTCCTACGAAGAAGCCACTTCCTCAATCAGGAGTTTTTACGAAGAAGAAAACATCAGGTATCGATATTAAAACTTCTATAAAAGAGTCAATATTTACTAAGATAAGTAAAAAAGTCAAATCGTTCTTTAGTTTCTTTAATATCTTTAAAAAGAGGTGATTAAAATGAGTTTACATTTATATGATAAGGCACTTCTAAACAAACTTAAAAGTGTATTTGAAAATGTAGTAGATGCAAGTGATGAAAAGGCCTTACAGCTATCTGAAGATAATGAAGCTATGGTTTACCTACCTATGATTTCATTTTGGCGATTAAATAATAACCTATCTACGGATTATGCACAATCTCCTTTGAAAAATTTAGGTAGACGTAACTCACGAATCATAAATGATTCTAAGTTAGTCAATTATGAGTTGGCCTTTAACCTTGAATACCAAATAGATATATGGAGCGATAGACGTTCCGAATGTGATGACCTATTTACTGAATTAGTCTTATTCTTCTTACAAGAACCTAACCTAGTAATATATGATGAAAATGCTCAACAAGAATATGTTTTACCAGTTACAATTACTGAAACTGTAACTAATGTAGATTTAACTCAATTTAGTGATAACGGAAATTTATATAGACAGGTGATTACTTTATCAGTACCAAATGCACCAGTCTTATTCCCTAAAAAGCATAAAATGATTAAAACTCGAATTGTCAAATGGGTTCTAGAAAACTTCAGAGGTGATAGATTTGATATATAAACTTACTTTAGAAGTTGACCATGCAATTACTTTATTATACCTTGAGGATGATGGTACTATAAGAAATATAAAATTCTTGCCATCTGATACTCTTTATATTGATGATGATTCGATACTTAGATATTTGAATCTAAGGGGCTTACTAGACCCAGCTCTAAATATAATACAAATTAGAAAGGAAGGTTGAAGACCACAATGGTACAAAGATTGCCTTACGGAACTAACGTTCCAGGAATTCGTTTTACTGAAAACTATATAATGCCAGCAGTAAATGGTGAAAGAGATACAATAACTTGTATCTTAGGGACTGCAAAATCAGGACCAGTTGACCCTACAATTGTGAAATCTGCATCCGATTTTAAACTTCTATTTGATGTAGCTTTACAAGACGATTATGGTATAAAAGCAGCAAATGTTATTTTACCAGATACAGTAATGTTTGTTAGGGTTCTATCAAAAGGAGCTAGAACTATATTTAAGGATGAAGATAGAGATATATTTATAGCAAAAGAAGGTGGTACTCATTTAGTTGGAGGTTCTATCGAAATATCTATAGAAAAAGAAGCTATAAAAGTTGAACTTAAAAGAAATGAAAATTTATTAGAGTCAGTAGTTTGTTCTTCTAACCCTTTAGATAGTGAATATATCTTTAAAGTATTTGATAATTATTCTACTTACTTAAAATTAGCAACAGCAGATGATTATAAATTCGAAGCGAAAACTTTAGTTGGTGCAGGTGGTACTACAGGAGCAGCACGTGGTGTTGGTGCAACTGAAGGATTTGAAGTTATGTCTAAATATCCAGATGCAAGATTAAATAATGCAGTTGTACACTTATTAAATACTCTTGAAGGAAAGCCTTATATACAATTAATAAGAAATGGTGAAGTTGTAGAAGAAATACCATTCTCAAGTTCTCTTGAAAATATATCTGATTTCGTTGCAAGAGTAAATTCTACTTCTAATTATATAGAAATTACAAAACTTGAATCTTTCGAACCTTGTAATGTTGTTATAGCAGGAGGAGACGCAGGTACAACTTCTGTAACAGCAGAAGATTTTATAGATGCTTTAGATAAGATAGCAGATGCATCTATATACAGAGTTGATACTCTAATAATACCAGGAATAACTGATAATAGAGTTCAAGCTTATGCTCAAGAAATATGTGAATTTAGAGGAGATACTTTATATATAGCAGACCATCCACTTGGCTTAAGAAGTAACCATGTTAGAGACTTCGTAAGAGCTAGAGGTCAATTCTCAGCTAATACTCCATTATCATCTTCATATGTTTCAGTATTCTCACCTTGGGTTAAATATAATGATGGAAATGTTTCATTCTATCCACCTTCTATATTTGCAGCAAAACAATTAAGTAACAATGATAAGTCTTGGAAAGTTTGGGACTCATGTGCAGGAGTTAAACGTGGAGTATTAAGTGCTATATCAGGACTTGAATATGACCCATCTAAAACTGAAATGGATATCCTTTATAATGATGCATTAGTTAATCCTATAGTTAATATAACAGGAAAAGGTTTCATTATATGGGGTAATAAAACAACTAGACCTCCAATGTATAAAAATGCACCAGAGCCAGTTTGTTCTCTAAACGTAAGAAGATTAATAAATCACTTAAGAAAAGTTATATATGACGCTACATTACCATTATTATTCGAAGCAAATGATGCATTCTCTTGGACTATGATGGAAAATATAGTTAATCCTATATTAACTACTATAAAAAATGGAAGAGGTATAGATGACTATAGATTCATATGTAATGAAACAACTAACACTGCAGAAAATATAGATAGTTTAATAATGTCTGCAGTTCTTATGATAAGACCTACTCGTTCTTCAGAGTATATAAATATAGATTTAAATGTATACCCTTATACAGTAGAGTTTCCAGAAATAGGAGGTGACAATTAATGCCTATCAATATGAATGGTTCTCACCTAAGTTCAAATAGAACTTATGAATTCCAAAAGATGAATCAATTTGAATGTCAAATAGGTGATTTAGCACAAGAAGTTACTTTATCTGTATCAAAAGCATTCTTACCAGAGGTCAGCTTAGATGTAGTTGAAGTTCCTTACTTCAACGGGAAAACTAAATTCGCAGGATTAGCAAACTTCGAAGGAGGTTCTATCGAGATAAGAGATGCTATAGGAGCAGATATAGAAAAAATATTATATAATTGGTTCAAATCAACTTATGACTGGAATACAGGAGCTA